GGATGCGTTCCTTGTCATTACGGTCCACGACTCTGGTGCGTGGGAGGTAAAGGATGAGCACGTGGACTGGTTCGTGCCCAAGCTGAAGGAAGTCTCAAGTCAGCCCATACCGGAGTTGGACAACTTCACCTTCAAGATGAAGGTGGGCGTGGGCAATAGCTGGTCGGAGGCAGAGTTGAATGCCCAATAAACTGAAGAGAAACATGGATACAAAAGAGAACCGTGACTTCTGGGATGGTGTTAAAAGAGCATCCAAGGAATACCGGAATCTGCCGAAGTGGCAGCGAGAACTCATGGAGTGCAGACGCGCAGAGATGAAGGAGCAGTGGGGCCAAACCCCTACATGCCTCCACTGCGGACAAGAAACGAGAGGCAGGTGCTATTCCTGTTACGGAGGTTGATGTCATGAATACTGGATGGAAATGCCCCAGTTGCGGGGCGTGCTACGCACCTTGGGTAGCGAAGTGTGGTAGCTTCGGTGTCTACGTGGATAGTCCCCCCTAACTGGCCGGATTGCCAGCACATTTGGAAGGGATCGCCTCGAACCAACGGTACGTTTTGTACAAAGTGTGGGGTTCATAAACTACCCCCGATTCCACCTCAGAATACATGCGAGGTACCGCTCAAATGGTAACGATCACTCTGGGAAACAAGACAGTGGAGCTGGACTTGGACCGGGACATGCGCCTCACTGATGAGACTCTGGAAGAGGACATGTGTGAGCTGGCCCGCCGTGTCGCCTTCTACGCTGAGCTGTATGGTGAGACGAAGGCTGAGGCCATGCGGGCTGAGGCAGAGCTGAAGTTCCAGGCGTCTAAGGCCGCTCAAAACATCAGAGAAACATCTCCCACCAGGGTCACGGAGCCAGCCATCAAGGAGCTTGTGCGACTGAAGCCGGAAGTCCGCGAAGCTAAAGAGCTTTTCTTCCGGGCCACTGCTCAGGCCACGATGGTGGAGGGGTTCTACCGTGCCCTTCGGGACAAGGTCAACCTCGGCATCGCCATCTGCTACAAGCAGAAGGAAGAGATCCGGGTCACTGGGAGCCCGGTCAACTGACTTGCAATTTGGGCAGAAAAATCATATAATAGGGCATAAACCAATTTGGAGAAGGGAGCGGATAACTTGCTGGGAAGAAACAAAGATCACCGGCCCCTGTGGCGAACCCATGGGGTATAAGCACCGGGAGTCGACGCTTGACGGTTGGGCCAGTAAGGAGACTCTGGAAGTGGACCCCACAGGAACCGTCCCGTTCCCTTCTTCAATACTGACAAAGGAGCAGCAAACGATGACATTGACGAACACACTCCCGCCGGGCTTCGGAGAGGCCGATCCCGACTTCATGCGAGAGGCGTATGCCAACGCCAAGAAGGAGCGCAGCGACAGCGGCGAAACTCTCTTTATCAAGCCAGGCATCACGCACCTCCGCTTCCTTCCACCTCACGAGGATGCCAAGTCGTGGTTCCGTGAGTACTTGGAGCACGGTCTGCGACCTGGTGGGAAGTTCCAGACATACACCTGCCCCAAGGTAAACGGCGATCCGTGCCCGATCTGTGAGCACGGAGACAAGCTGTACGAAACGAATGATGAGGACAACATTCGGTTGGCAAAGCGGTATCGCCCTAAGAAGCAGTACCTCTACAACGTGTATGTCCACTCTTCACCAGACGGTAAGTCTTTGAAGGACGGCATCCATGTCCTGAAGTCCGGTTCCCTGGTCTTCAAGCAATTGATGTCGTATGACTCTGACCATGCTGGTGGTTGGGGTAACATCACTGATCTCACGGCTGGGGTTGAGTTTCGTATTGAGCGCAGTGGTAAGGGGCGCTTCGACACGAAGTACGAGGCCAAGCCAATCCCACAGCGCACCAACATTATCGACAAGCTGGCCGCTGAAGGGTACGAGATCGGACAGCCGACGTTCTTGGACGGCGTGTATCCACCTCAGTCCTACGAGAAACTCGCTGAGTGTCTCGCCAAGGACGAGCCGGAAGAGGAAACAGAATAAGAGGCGGGAGGGCAAGGCAGAGTGGGCGAGCAGGTGACTATGATGGCCTCATTGATGCGGTATGTTTCGGGGCCGATGTTGAGAGAGCCTGGCACCGACAGCGGACCCTCGCCCCTCTGCCAAAGTCTTAGAGGGAGGATTCATGCTACAAAACATCAAAGCCGTTGTACGGGACACACTCCTAACAGCGGATAAAGAGTCGGACCTATACCGCCTAGCGGAAGACTGGCTCCGGCAGCACAACGATCTATGCCGTGCATGGCGTAACCGAACCGGGTCAGAGATCTTCTCAGTCCGTAAGTTCGCATGCGCTGTGTGCTCCGAGAAAGACACCGGCCTAGTCTGCGGCGAGTGCATCGCAACCGCCCAGCGAGAGGCTGATCTTGAGGTCAAGGAAGAGAGTATCGCCGCCGAGCGCGCCATCGAGGAGATGGCCAATGAGTAGCTTCGACGACATCTTCCAAGCCGTAGAGAAGAAGATCAAGGACGACCCGTTCAGCAGACAGTATAAAGCTGGTGACTTCGCTATCAGTAGTCACATTCCCTTTAGCATCCTATCCAGTATTCCTGAACTTGACTACAATATCTCTCGCCCCGGCTGGCCTGCTGGCAGGGTGGTAGAGCTGTTTGGGTATGAGCACTGCGGTAAGACTACGCTTGGGTACCACGCTATCGCTGAGGCTCAGCGCATGGGCGGTGGTGGATACTTTATTGATACAGAGAAGTCATGGGATGATAGACGGGCGACGGAGTGTGGGGTTAATCCGGATGTACGGTTCAGCGTCATGGACTGTGACTCCATCGAGGCTGCGTTCCGCTCTATTGATTCCATCATTGATGCTAGGATTGATAATAACGACGGCAAGCCATTCGTGATTGTTGTGGACTCTGTCACCGGTACTGCTACAGAGTTCATGAAGTCACATGAGTTGGGTAAAGAAGAACGAGTTGGCCAGGATGCACGGGCGATTCGTGGTGGTATGCGCCGTATCATGGCGAAGCTAGCGCAGTCTAAGATTAACCTCATTATGATTAACCACGCCATCAGTACCATCCCCAAGTTCAAGTTCGCCAAGCAGAGTGAGGCGGCGGGCGGACACGCAATCAAACTGTTTGCCACTGTGCGTGTCAACTTGGCACCGTTGGGGTGGATTACTACTGGTGAGGGTGATAAGAAACACCGCATCGGCCAGAAGATCATGATGAAGGTGGAGAAGTTGAAGAACTCTTCTATGTCGGAGCCCGTAATCAAGGAGATAAATCTCTATAACACTCACGGCTTTGACACACTAGGTAATCTGCTAGAGGCAGGGTGTAGATCTGGTTGGATTGGGCACAAGAAGGGGTCACGTACTTACACTATCGCAGACCTAGCTGGAGATGAAGACACTTCCTTTTCCAAGGAGGATTGGGAAAACGTAGTGAATGAACGAGGCGGTTTGCATAAGGCGTATCGTGAGTTCATATCTTGGTGTATGGAGCAAGGAGTGATGGAGAATTGGGGAGGATGAAAGTCCTAGTATGGTCAGATATCCACCTACACAACTGGCCCTACGGGTCCACGATGGTGGGGGGCATGAACTCCAGGCTCTTGGCGCAGGCCAAGGTCATGGAAGAAATGGCCAACCAAATCAGAGAAGAAGGTGTGGATCACATCGTCTTCTGCGGTGACCTGTTCCACACCCATGGGAAGATTGACTCCGCTGTGATGCTGGTGGCATACCAGGGTATCCAAGGCATTATGGATGCGGCCGGTCCCAACGTCCGCATGGATATGCTGGTGGGGAACCATGACACAGACCGGAAGGATCTGTCCGTGCACGCTCTGCACTGGCTCAATGCCATCCGTGGCGTTCGTGTGATTGACAAGCCGACGCACGACAAGGGCACAGAGTTCAGCTTCCTCCCGTATACTGAGGATGAGAAGGTACTCAAGAAGTTCCTTGCTGATGCGAACCCTATATGCTTTATGCATCAGGGGTTCGTGAACGTGCCGATGGCATCCGGGTTTGTGGTCAACGAGATCATGAATCATGAGATGATCCCAGACCACGTCCGCCACGTATTCACGGGACACTACCACCCATTCACGAAGCTACCTAAGGCTACAGTCGTTGGGTCCGTGATGCAGCACACGTGGGCTGACGCTGGTGACGTACTTCGTGGATGGTTGTATGTAGACACGGACACATGCACTATGGTGCAGTACCAGTCGAACTCTCCAAGGTTCTATTCGTTTGATATGCAGATGGCTTCTCGTGTAGCGGATATTAGAGATGGTTGGGATATTAGAGATGGTTTGATTAAAAACAACTACATTCGAATTCACAATTTCAAAGAGTCAGATATAGAACAGATTAGACAAGAGATACTTAAACGCGGTGCGGCCTCAGTAGAGTTTGTAATCAAGCGTAAATCCTATAAAGGTACAGTGGTGAAGGCCATCAGCGGCAAGGAGTTCAGTATCCCGGAGCTAGTACGTGAGTACGAGAAGGAACACAACATCTCCAAGGAACGGAGTGCTGTCGGTAAGGAGCTGATGAAATGAAACTGCTTCACCTCAAGGCTCATAACGTCTTCTCCATTGGAGATGTTGAACTCAGCCTCAAGGACCGGGGACTCACCCTGGTCACGGGGTGGAGCTACGATGACAACAACGGGAACATGGCCGGTAAGTCTAGCGTGTCCCGTAATGCAATCGTCTGGGGTATGTATGGGAAGACGGTAGATGGGGTCAAGGCTGACTCCGTCATCAACACTAGCATTCCGCAGGCCAAGCACTGTGGTGTCACACTCAAGTTTGAGGGCGTGGATGGGAAGACATACCGAATCTACCGCTCTCGCAAGCCGAACGAGTTGGTGCTGTCTCGATTGAAGCAGCCTGACCCTGAGGAATGGGAGGATCTGTCGAAGAGATTGGACCGGGATACCCAAGAGCTGATTGATAAGCTGTTGGGGCGCGACCACAAAACATTCATCCAGGCTGATTACTTCGGACAGGGGAGGGAGCGGTCTTTTCTATCGTTGCCGGGTAGCGAGCAACGGGCGGTCATAGAAGAGATCCTCCCTCTGAACTCCCTAGAGGCGTGGCGTGTGAATGCCAAGGAGAAACTTGCCGAAGCCAATGCCAAAGTAGATAACGCCAAGATGCAGGCTCAACTCTCATCTGAGCGGGTGGACACCATTCGGAACAAGGTTGAGTACGTCAAGGCTCAGCAGAAGAAGTGGGAGAGTGAGAAGGCTGAGAAGGCGGCTGAGTTGACAGCTCGTTTGGAAGAGGCCCGTGATGTAAGTGATGGCCTGGAGAACGAGCTTAGAGCGTTGTCACAAGCTATCCCTGATGGCATGCCACCTGAGGAATTCCTAGGTCAGGAAGAGAAGTTTGTGAACACACTGGCCTCGATGAGCAACTCGGCGCAGTACCAGATCGACGCATTAACCAACGACATCGATAATCGTTCGTCTCGCCCTGACTATTGCATCTCCTGTGGACAGTCACTACCGGATGATGCTATTGCCATCAACTGGTCTGAGATCGAGGCGATGAAGGAACGGAGGAACGCTCTGCTCAAGGAGAAGGGAGAGAACGAGGCCCGTCTCTACAATGCTCGGGCTAACGTGGGTATCGCCAGAGAGGCGCTAGCACTGGAGAGGAAGCTGAAGGAGAAAGGTGAGCAATTGTCCCTGGCTTTACGGCTTGAAGATCTGAACTCTGCGCAGAATCCCTTTGACATCACGGTGAACTCTTGGCTTGAGGAGCTGCGGAAGGAGGCGCGGATCAACAAGGCACACTACGATCTGATTGAGGCCGAGGCCAAGGTCCGGGACCATTACCACTTCTGGCACCACGCGTTCGGTACCGACCTAAAAACATTACTGTTTGAGAAAGTCTGCCCTTTCCTTGAGGATCGAGCAAACCAGTACCTCGCCGACCTCAACAACAGTCAGATCAAGGTGCGGTTCTCCACCACCAAGCACATGAAGTCTGGGGACACCAAGGACCAGTTCTGCGTCACAGCCAGCACATCGACCGGGAGTGACACGTTCGAGCTGTTCTCGGGGGCAGAGAAGCAACTTACCAGCTTTGCCGTGGGCATGGCGCTGTCAGATCTGGCGGCGCTACAGGTGGAGGGGGCATCCAAGTTCATGATTCTTGATGAGCCTTTCCTGTACCAGAGCCCGGAGAACTGTGAGAATATCATCAATTTCATACGCACCCATAAAATGGGTGATGACTCAACTATTCTGCTAGTATCCAACGAGCATAATCTGGCGAGTCTTATACCAAACCGCATTCATGTGGTGAAACGGAACGGGGTATCGTCAATTGAGTAGCAGTCATATTCGGCCCACAAAGCAAGACCTCACGATCTTTGAGTTGAGTGTTGATTACCACATCGACATCCCCAATCGAAGGGTCTATCTCTCTGAAGATATCGATGAGAAGACGGCGGATCTGATGATTAAGGCGCTGCACTACTTAGATGCTAAGCAGGGTGACATCGAGTTTTGGATCAACTCAGGTGGTGGGTCAGTGTACCACATGTACGCTATCTACGATGCCATCAAGAACTGTACGAACAAGGTCATTTGCATCGGCACTGGGCATGTGGCATCAGCGGCTACCCTGCTGCTGGTTGCAGGCGACGAGAGCTACGCCACTAAGCACACGATGTTCATGGCCCATGAAGGTGATCTTAACTTTGAGGAGGGCGAGAACGTTAGCCCACTCACTCTGGCCTCTGACCTCGCCGCCGACATGAAGTTGGAGAAGCGGTACTGTCGACTGATGGCAGAGAACACCAAGCCCACAGCTAACTGGTGGATGAAGTACGCCATCGAAAGCAAGAGGGCAATGTGGCTGGATCTTGACGACATGATTGACAAGGAGATTGTGAGAGGAGAATGGCCGATAACCTAAGGAACGTGTTTGTGCTGGACACCGGGCGCGAGGAGTTAGCCCCGAATCAGATCGGGATCAACCTCGTCAAGGACACGGAACATCCGATCGATCCGGTGGTGGAGGTGGCAGTGGTCACTCGCCGGGCGAGTGGGCTGCTTGAGTGTGAGATATCATTGAAGAGGAAGGACTCTCTGGCCAAGATGGCAGAGCACCTTACGCTCAGATCAAACTATGAGTCGGCGTGCGAGAACGAGCGGCTCATCGAAGAGGATGAGAAATATGATTGACAAAGATACAGAGGCAATCATCGAGGGCATTCTGGACGACGTTCGGATTGAACTACATGAAGCGATCAATGCCTTCCCGCCTATCAGGTCAGCCCATGAGGGCGTGGCTATTGTCGAGGAAGAGTTCCTTGAGTTCCGAAACGCGGCGTATTGGCCTCACAAGAACGACACTGATGAGGAAGTGGAGGCTACGCAGCTAGCGGCGATGGTTGTCCGGTACCTTATGGATGTGGTCATCAAGGGAGCGCCTAGGTAATGGCGTTTGATTACGAACCATGCGGAGCACCAGGGCGCAACAAGATAGACCACTGTGTGGATAGGAAGGGGCACGAGGGGCCGCATGACTTTGCTAATGCTCCCTATCCTGAGAAGGTGTTATCAGAAGAACTGCAAGAGGTAAAAGAGTTGCTTATCTCCACTTGTCCGGACTACATGGTGGATGACTTCAAGAACGGCAACGTGCTGAGTCGGTGCCACTGCTGCTACCACAAGGCGGCGGATGCAGTGCGGCGTGCTCAGTTTACAGTATGGTTGCTAGGGAGGTAATATGAGTGCTAAAGTATCTTTGAATGAACTTACTAGGAATTTCCAACTGTATGTTGGAGACTATTTGATAGGGACTATAGAGTCATATAAAGGGTATGGGGATGATGATGATACCGAACCTTATCTTGTTAAACCTTATCCTAGTGACTCCTTTGAGGTAGATGTAGCTTGGCATGCAACACTGAAAGGAGCTGCTAGAGCCCTTTTGATTTGTGCTGGCTATGGTGATGTAAAAGTTGATGAGGTCATTAAACGACAGGCATGATTAAGATTGTTGCAGCCTGCGTGTTCGCTGTGTGGACAGCGGCCTCCAATGCCACCTACTACAAGGTGTACTTGGACCAGAGGTTCATCGGGGCACCAATAGTAGAGTCTATCGAGATCTGTCCAGTTGACGACAACGTTCACGAGCTAACCGTGGTCGGGTTCAACGACAGTGGAGAGCGTGGTCCGTTCTCGGACTCAGCGTGGATTCAGTGGGTGTTCAACCACGACTATGATGGAGACGGAATCGTAGGGTGGCTTGACTTCTCGGCATTCTCTAATGCGTGGGGCACAGATGACCCTGCGTTCGATTCAGATGGTGATGGGATTGTGGGATTCCTAGACTTCTCTGCGTTCTCTAACGCTTTCGGTACGTGCAACGACGGTGTGATAGAGGTGCCTTGTGGTTAAATTGTTGATTTGTATGCTGATGCATGGTGATTACGACCAGTGGAGTCAAGGTTGGAGCAATAGAACATCAACCATTTACTACCGATGTAAGCTATGTGGTAGAGAGTGGTCACGAGATGGCTAAGACGGCACGAGACTCATACCTCAGGAGAACGTACGGCATTACCGAGGCTGAGTATGAGGCGATTCTCAAAGAGCAGAACGGGGCGTGCTGGATCTGTGGCAAGGCCCCGAAGAACAGGCGGTTGCATGTTGACCATTTGCACTTGAAGCGAGACAAGAAGCAACCGGGACATTTGAAGCGACCAAACGTAAGGGGACTCCTATGCTGGAGCTGCAACGGCGCGATAGCGAAGTTCAAGGATGACCCTGTGCGGTTGAAGAAGGCAGCGCAATACTGTGAGACGTGGCCTGCTCAGCGGGTCTTGAAGAAGGAGACAGAATGCGACGAATAAAGAGGTTGTTTGTGGACATCGAGGTATCGCCCGGAGTCTATTGGGCATGGCGTCCCGGTCACAACATCCACCTCTCCTACAAGAATCAGTTGAAGGAGGCGGCTATTATATGCGTGAGCTACATGTGGGAAGGCAGCACCAAGGTCCACCATCTTACGTGGGACAGTAACCAATGTGACAAGGCACTGCTCACAAAGCTGCTCCCTGTTCTTCACGAGGCAGATGAGGTGTGCGGCCACAACAGCGACGCCTTTGATCTCAAGTGGATTCGGACGCGCGCTATCAAGCACGGCCTTAGTATGTCACCAGAGTTGGTGACGTATGACACGTGGAAAGAGGCGAAGAAACTATTTAGGTTCGACTCAGCCTCACTCGATTACATTACGAAGTATCTGGGTGTGAGACAGAAGCAGGATGTTGGAGGCTCATCCTTGTGGGTTGATGTGGTTTTCAACAAGAACAAGAAGGCACTCTGTAAGATGGTTTCTTACTGTGATGATGATGTGCGGGCGCAAGCTGATGTCTTCGTCAGGATGAAACCTTATCTAAAGAGTAAGTCTCACTATGCTGACTACGTCAGTGACTGCCCGGAGTGTGGGAGTGAGAATACATCAGTGTCGAAGCGGAGACGCACGGCGGCAGGGTACACTAAGGTTCAGTTTCAATGCGCCGACTGTGGTAAGTACCACACCGTAGCTGCGTCGAGGTATTACACTGATGCTAAACTGTAGCGCAGAGGAGGACCGTATGAGAGTATATCTGTGCGGGCCGATGGCAGGATGTTCGGATGATGAGGCTGGTGGATGGCGCCGTGAGGCAGAGAAGTTTCTTAACGGAGTTGGTATCACCACCCTGAATCCAATGGATCGGGACTACCGATACACAGAGTACGGGGACAATCCGGAGAGCGTCTTGCCGGACTTGGTGGAGGAAGACAAGATCGACATTGAGATGTCGGACGTTCTGCTTGTCAACTACACGAAGATCAGTGCTGGCACCAACATGGAGATCTTCCTTGGCTGGCAGAAGCACAAGAGAGTTATCGTGGTGGCGCCGGAAGGGATGCAGCTCTCTCCGTGGGTTCACTACCACAGCCACAAGGTCTTCCATACTATGGAAGAGGCGTACGATCACATTGTCCAGTTCAACAATAGGATTCGTATTTGAGTCCTAGACCTAGAAGCTGGCGAGAGTGGTTCGTTCCAGACGAGGATACTCCGGCTACGCATGAGCAAGCAGAGCAAGTGGATGTTATATCAGGAGCACGCCATAGAGACTTCAAGCACCTACAGCTTAAGAAACCAATACCACCACGGTGTGCGAAGTGTAAAAGATTCATGGGGTTCGATGATGGTATGTTCATCATCCTCTCCGGTGAGTGGCGTATCCACATTAGATGCTTCAGCGAGGTGCTTGAGCGACACTTTGAGAAAGGTGAAGCGATCGACTTGACAACCGGGAACATTGTGAGAATAGGAGAAGACAGTGGGCAAACAACAGATTGAGTGGGTGATCGACGACGTGAAGGCTACCATCGTGGACAGGGGTCGAGAGCGGGATCTGGAAGATGGGGAGCGCACCATACCCCGCTGCGTGGTGGCGTTCAACTCTATCACCGGACACAAACTCTCGAACGAAGACGGGTGGCTGTTCATGCAAGTACTCAAGATGTGTCGCTCTGTACAGGGATCATACAAGTACGACGACTATCGGGATGGAGTTGGGTACGCTGCCCTCAGAGCAGAAGAAGCGATGATGTCTGAGGAGAAGCGCGTTCATGAGATAACACGCGTTCAAATGGGATTGGAAACCGTTGAAGATGTCCGGCGCGATTTGAAGGCGATGGGGTATGGTACGAATGAGCAAGATCAAGAGGATTCGTAGGAGGTTCGAGTGGTTATCCGAGAGGCACCGATTGATGCCTCCAGCCAGTCACTGTTCCAAGGTTCAATGCTTTGACTGGGACTGCCCAGTGACACAAGAGATGCAGAGGATAAACCAGAAGGTCACACATATGGTTTGGAAGGTGAAGAAATGAATGTTA